GTGTAGTAGTCCAACCTCGGAATCCCCGAAGCCACCGACTCAATCAAGCCACTTGCATTCACACGGGTCGCAGTCGTTGCACGGGTAACGTTGAAGTCGCCTGACGCACCAAGGACCAAACCACCCGAAGTCGTTGCAACAGGGGTGTAGAGTTTGCCTGTCTTAAAGCGTGCAGGTACTAAAATCAGCGAAGGTGTCGGCATTGTTAGAAGTTGAAGATTGCAGCGAATCGGACGAACAGGCAGCCATTCACGGCAGCCTCGGCAGCGGTCGCCCCGTCAGCCGTAGCCCTTGCATTAAAAGCACCCCAAACCCCGGCAGCAAGTCCACCGATGAGCATATTGGTCGGGTAGCCGTAACCGTAGCCGATTAGCATTAGAGGAATGTGTAACCGATGACGGAACCTGCGCTTGGAGTAACGGCAGTAATCTTGCCGCCATTGCGTCCTGAAATCACGATACCAGCGGATATGGATGCGCCCGACAAGTTGTAAGCGGTTATCAGGTTCTCACTTCCAGTTCCAGTAAGGGTTGTAAATGTGGCAGCAGCGTTGACTACCAAGAAGTCGTAGTTCTTCCCGGTAACGGTTCCGTTGATGAACTCCATCGTACCACCTTGGCCGAGCATTTGTTGCAATATGGGTGTAGGCATTTTTTAGCGTTTAATTGTAAATGTCTTTTATGTGGGAATTTCACAAACCGAGTGAGAGTAAGGAATCTCAAAAGTCATCGTCGCCTGCCAGCCAGCCGTGCGGTCATCTCGGCTCTCTACAAACCTCGTAAGCGATACGCTTGACGATAGGGTCCAGTCCTCGCTCGGGTCGTTTGTAAGCGATGATATGAAGTCCTGTGCTACCTGCAGTTGGTCGCTTAGGACCTCGTCCTCGTTGTCCTGCCAACCCAGCGTAGGGCTGCCCGAAACCACTCCGCCCATCGGCTTAATGGACTCAACACGGTCAGAAAAGTAAACCCCAACCACCAAGTCCAAAGTACCAGCGTCAGTACTTGCAGACTGAACGTCCGCAAAAACGAGCGGATAGACGATACGCTCACGGCTTGGGGTTCGCAGGTTGATGGTGTTGTCCGTGCCTACCGCAAGAGGGTCGCCCGTCCCGAAGGAGTTGACCTGCGGATGGTTGTTGGCAAGGTCCAGCAGGGCTTGCTTGATTTTTATCCAAGACATAGTTTTGCAGTTTCAGTATGTTCTTCTTGTGTGCGCCCATCGTTAGCAGTCATTACACGCCCCAAATTGACCGTAGGGGTAGGGGTAGTCAAGGTTGCTGATTCCCATCCTTCGGTTGCGGTCCAAGACCATCCCGGTTCGGTAGTTGGTGGCGTTCGGGTAGATCGTGTCAAGAGCAGAAGGAGGCGAGTTCCACAAGGGGTATGAATTGCGGTTCTCCATGAGGTAACGGGTAATCCGTTCGGAATACCACTCGGCATCGTTCTTGACCTTATCCGTCAGCCGGGTAATCTCTTCCATGCTCATTTGGGAGGATTCCTCGCTCGTTCTACGAACCATCCCCTTGTTCATGTACTTGAACGCTAAGACCATCGGCAACTCGTAGTAGAGCCATTGAATCATAGCAGGCTGGATGTAGTCCTCCAGCAGCGTTTGGTTGAGCGCAGACGTTGAACCACTGACGACCTGCGTAACCAATTCCCCGTATAACGGAGAGCCAACGATGGGCTGAATCCGCATCTCCTGCACCTTGACAACCGTTGGACGGATTTGGGTGTAACTGACGTTCTCGTTGATGATGCTATTGTCCAGTAGCGTTTCTTCGCTTATAAAGAGTGCCTTCATGCCTTTGAAATTTTGTTGCCTTTACGGATGACCAACTGCTGCTCCCATACGTGCCGGCATTGGGGCCTGTTCACTCCGCTGGGCGTGTGATACCAACCGCCCCTCCTGTTCCAAACGGAGTAGCCCATGATCGCAGAAATCCCGTCGATGTCCTCCCGTGTGTAAACCTTGCCTTGCCCGGCCAAGTCCAGCATCACCTTGCAGAACTCACGGCTGGAGCCTTTGTCCTTGTTGCTGAAACCTGTGGCCCATGCGTATTTGTAACGAACCTCCAGTACAGGCTCGGCAACTTCCTTCACATTCTTGGGAAGGTTCTGCTCGGCAATCTTGTCCACGGCCCGGCTGATAGGGTAACGGTCCTTGGTAATCAAGTAGGCGACCCGCTTGGCGACCTTCGCCTTGCTGACCCCGAACTCCTTAGCCATTTCTTCAACCGATGCGTCCCGGTTCTTCTTGCGGTAGGCTTCAATCTTCAAGTCCAGTTCCTTTTCTTCCTCGCCCAGTTCGGCAAAGGCCAACCGTATGTTTTCGTCGATGTTTGTATCAAAACGCATCGGCTTGGAGTGCATCACATGGTAGTCGTCGGCATGGCATCCGAACTTGCTTGCAACGACCTCCAAGACCTTGAACTCTTCCTCGCCCCATCCGTAGTCCTCGTCGTCCTCTTGGCCCCAAGTCGGTTCGCTGAACTCTTGGGACTGCACTCCGAGCATCGTGTCAATCTCTTGGGCAGACAAACCGAAGCCTGCTGATAGCATAGTCCGAGCCATCTCCAGCGTGATTTTCTCCTGCATATACTGACGCACGATACGCATCAGGTTTTGGTACTCACGGCCCGATAGTTTCTTGATGTTCTCGTTTGATGCCAAGCCTTGCGGTGCAGTAGGTTCAGGGCTGACCTCTACGGCTGCAGTTGCTCCTGCAAGACCCGAACCCTCTGCCTTTGCAGGCAAGGACACCAAGGCCCTAATTTCGTTGGCTGACATGGATTCCAAGACCTTGTTGGCAACCAACGGAGAGAGTGAATTGATAGCCGTGATAACGTCTTGAACGCTTGATTCGGTCTTTATTTCAATCGGTGGCAAACCCGCTTTCTCACGCAGTTCTGCTGGGGTCATGGCTTGAAGGAGAGCCTGTTCGCTCAACTGCTCCGTGATGGGGTTGGTAGGAATCAACTCCATGCCTTCCACACCGTTGAAAGACCCCAAGTAGTTTATCATTCTTTCGACCTTCTGCACCCGGTCGTTGACGTAGGTGGCCTTGAATAGTTCGTAAGCCTCAACTAATTCAGTCCTTCCTCCGAGTTGGCCCTCGGTTTTGACACCGAATAACGATGGATTCGTTACACGGTGTGCGATGAATATCTCTTGCTGGATTGATTTGTTTAATACCTCGAACTGCTTATCCATATCGGACGGAGTGAGCGGTTCAAGTGTCGGGGCATTCGCTGCTTCATCGTTGAAGGTTACAACGAAGCGACCAGCGTTATCCGTACCGCTAAACTTGCGTTTAATCTGCCTCTCGATGTCGCCCTGTTCTTCGGGGGTCGGGATTCCGTTGTTAAAGTTGATTAGGTAACCGCCCCAAAAGTTGTTGCGGAGGTTGTTGTTGTGGAAGTTCGCCACTTGCACGTCTGCCTCAATCCAAGCATTCCCTCCGATGTATTCGGGGAGCGGGTAGTGCTTCACGCCTGCTGCGTACACCCTGTAATAAAACAACTGCTTACCGAGGCGATTCTCCGGGTCGAAGGCTGGGATTTTCTCGATGTCCCCTATTTTGGGAAACAACTGCATCATGTCGTCGTTGTACCAGTCAGCAACTTGAAACATCTTCTCCTCTTTGTCCACCCTGATTTTCTCGAACGGGACGTGTTCCATCTTGGCAATCGTGCCAAGTTTGGACCAAGTAACCGCAACCGCAAACCCGTTGAAAATCTCCAAGTCAAGGACCAGTTTCTCGGTGATGTCGTTGAGGTCCTCCGTGCTTGACATTCCATCGAAGAACTTGATGAATCGGGCCTGCTGCTCCACGGTCAAGTCATCCCCTGCCTGCCATCCACCGCCCATGATGTAATTCACTTTCCCATTCACGATAGCGTTGTGCTTTGACGACCTGCGATAGTTGTCAAGCAGGTAGTAGGGGTATTCGTTGGCAAAGCCGTAGGTGATGTACTTGCCGGACCTGTTCTCCAGCATCACGGGGACCTTATGCTCTATCCCAAGCCATTGGGTGAAGTGTTGAGTAGATTTATTACTCATAGCGTGTGGATGGTAAATGAAAGGGCAGAAATCGTGATACTTGCACCGCTATCGATTGCGTTGATGTAGATGGTGAACTCATCGTTGACCGCACCCGTAACGTAGGCCTCCGTATAAATCGCATGGCCGTTCGTGTGGGTCGTTGTGATGTCAGTCATTGACTGGTCAATCGTTGTGCCGTTCTTAGCGATGTAAACCTTGATTTGGTTGTTGTTGTTCTGCGCCAAGACTATGGACGCAGCGATGCGAAGGGTCGCCCCCGTTGTGCCTGTGTAGGTCAGCGAGTTGGTAGTTCGTGAGAAATTATAGGTTGACAAAACGCCTGAATTCATCGCACTTGTCAACTTGACTCTTTGACCCTGCGTTGGGGTGAAAGCCGTGTTGGTATTGAGGTAAAGGTTCGCAAAGCCCCGCTCCCGGTCAAGCGTTGCGGTGTCTGCAAGGTCGTCGAATAGACCACCAACACGGGATGCGGTGTTCGCCCCGGCAGCGGTTTCGTTGGTTATCGTTAATGCACTCGCTTGGAGTTGGCTTCGTGTTTGTACGCTCATTAGGCAAAGGTTGAATCAAAGGTTGAATCGAATACCCTCACGCTGGATGCGAGGAAGGTGTTGTAAGTAATTGAATTGGCGTAGGTGTTGAAGCCTATCGTTGCGGTTTGTATAAATGCCAAGCCCGTTTCAA